TTGATGAATCTCCGTGGGTATTTCAGGGGCTGGGAAACAATGCTTCTTTGGTTCAGTTTGGGTACTTCGGTTTGGGTACTTCTCCGGTGCAACTAGGGTCTTGCTGTACTGCTGAAATCAGGGGATTGGGTTGGCTGACTTCTTGCGGCGCTTGGTTAACTCAGGCCAAAGAAGCTGCCAGTCGTCTGGCCTAAGCTCTTGGCGAGTAACCTGCCCGGCGGTTTCTTTCTCGATTGCCGGGCAGTATTTGGGCGGGATTGGACGGATGCCTGTCTCTACCTGGTAGAGCATCGCGCCCGACATGCCTACTTTTTTGGCAAACGCCGTCTTATTGATGCCTGCTAACTGCAGGTAATTTGTGAGGTTCATAGCCACATAATAGCAAAGCTAGTCGCAAGACGCAATAGCGTTTACTAGCTTTGCTTGTTGTTAGATACAACAAGGTGTCTATGCTTGCGCAAATGAAAAAAGAGGCAACTAGATTAGAGGAGTGGCAAGTGCAAGATGCGCAGCGTCTGCGTCAGCATTTCAATGCTCGAACAGAGACAGCGGGAGAGGGAAAAGTAATTTCCCAAATGGAGTTTGGCGCTAAGTACAACATCGGCAGCCAGGGCATGGTCTGGCAGTACTTAAGTGGCCGGCGCCCATTGAACATAAAGGCCGCAGTAGCTTTCGCTCGCGGCCTTGGCATAAAAGTGTCGGATTTTAGCCCAAACCTGGCAGCGCAGATTGGGGCGGCATCGGAGGTTGAGTCTGAGCGTGCCACCCTTCAGATTGCCAAGAAGGACGAGCAGGCGCAGCTGCAGTGGGTGACGGAAGAAGAAGCCGAGCTGTTGAGTGGCTTTCGTAACGGCTCACCAGCTCAGCGAGAGCGCGTTTTGATCTTAACCCGCTCCTTTTCGGCGAGTGTCTCGGGTGAGGTTAACCGCGACAAGGCTAAGTGAGACAGGGCGCCGCCGAGGGAAGGCCTTCGCCCAGGCCTGCATCGTAAACAGCGCCTCCTGCTGGCATTCCTCGCTCATGCCCCGGAACGCGTCGATGATGGCCTGCTCTTGGCTGACTAGTTTAAGTATCTGATTTTCCATCCATAACCTCCAAGTAGGAGTATTCCTACGGGCGCTCTACCCATTCTATATATGTTGTTCGCGGTAAACACAGGACAACGTAACGAAATATTTCAAGGCGTCCTGATGTGCCACAAAAACTACTGTACATGCATCCAGTATTTTCGGCAAGTTTAGAATGCTTAACCGAACAAGTTGTAATTCGTGCACTTATTTTTCTATGAGGTTATACATGAGGTATAGGGAATTACTGCTGGGTGGCATCATCTTCTCGGCTATCGCTGGATGCTCACAAGTGGACGACAACGCAACACCCAGGTACGGAGAAACCGGGCTTCCCGCCAACTGCAGGGCCTATATCCAGTCGGCCATCAATGACTACCGTGCCAAGAAATACACCGCTGATGACACCTTCAATGCTATCGAGCGGAATTGTGGCGTAGCCGGCCATACCTGGAAGGACCTTCGTAGCTAATTCCCCACACTGACAGCTCTACCGCATCTAGCCCGCCACGAGCGGGCTTTTTTACGCCCCTACCCGCCTCCTCTTAGCTATTCCTCATAGCGAACCCTACCATTCGAAAAATAAATAGCGCGCACACTAGCAAAGCTATTGCACATTCAAACTAGCGGTGCTATTATGAACTTCATCGCAGCAAACAACAGCAACCGAGAGGGAAGCGACGATGAAATACGCCCACATATACACCGCACCTGGGAAAAGATTCCGCCTATTCATCACTATCAGCCCGACGATTTCGGAAGGCGTCGTATCCGAGCAGTTGTTCGGCGACAAGTCTGAGGCGAAGAAGGCGGCTAAAGCAGCCGGCGCGAAAGCCTGGAACTTCTAATGGATCTGTCGAGAGGGAGCTATGGCATGGATTGACACCACCGAGCGCTGGGACCGCGCTGCAGAGCAGGAGGAACAGGTTTACCACCAGCTCTACGACGCAGAAGACGACAGCAGGCGCGCTGAATGGCAAGAACAGTTTGACAGCATCCCCTACCGCAGCAACGGGGCCGACATACATAGGATCGTCATGCAGAGGATGAACAGTATGCGCGATTGACACTTTTACCGAAGCCCTTCACCTCGGAACACAACGTGAGGGTTGCCCTGATCTCGGGTAAGGAAATAGAGGGAGTGGGATCTCAAATGCCCTGACAGCCTGGAACAGACAGGCGCTACACAGCAGCCGTAGCCAAGTGGTCGAAGGCAGCGGAGTGCAAATCCGAACCCGAAAGGGCGCACTGGTTCGAATCCAGTCGGCTGCTGTGTGGTCGAAATGCCCGCGTAACCCCAGCACTGTCGCGTAGGGGCGACCTCAAGCCAGCCTGAGTGCTCACAGGCCCATGCCGGACATGGTGAAAGCCGGACAAGTCCATCACGGAGGAAGACATGAAGCGAGCACATCGCAGCGCAATGCGGGAGCAAGCACGCAGACAGTGGGATTACGTGGAAGGCAGCGAGGCAGTTGAAGCACTCGACTGGCACGACGAATGGCGCGGCAAGGTATGGACGCCAGATGCCGAGATGTTAGCCGAGATGAAGTCTCACCGCGAAGCAAACCCAAGTTTGCCATTTTAACGAGGAAGCCATGAAGCAAATTGCACCAGCATTCATCAAGGCCAAGCGCGCCTTTCTGCCGGCCCTGAAAGACAAGACCAACCCGGCCTTCCGCAGCAAGTACGCTGACTTGGGCGCCTGCCTGGAAGCTGTCGAAGATCCGCTGCTTGAGAACGGCATCGCTCTGTATCAGGAGACTTTCGAAGACTCGACCGGCGTCACCGTGGAAACCGTCCTGCTGCACGAGTCTGGCGAAACGATCCGTGGCGGGAAGCTGCATGTTCCGGCTGCGAAGCAAGACCCGCAAGGCTACGGCTCCGCCCTGACCTACGCCCGTCGCTACTCGCTAATGGCTGCATGCGGTATCGCTCCTGAAGACGACGATGGCAACGCGGCTACCAAATCGGTGCGCGAGCAGAAGCCGGATAGCGTGTCCCTGGCTAACGCCGTGCAGGCCATCAAGGCATCCAAGACCGTTGACGAGATTGGCGCGCACCTGAAGGCGGCGGTTGCCCTCTTCCCGAACAGCAAAGACGCCCTGACGAAGCATGCCAGCGAGCGCAAAGAACATCTTCTTAAACAGCAGGAGCAACCAGCATGAACGTAATCGCAGTCTCGGGCAACCTGACCAAAGACGCGGAGGTGCGCTACCTCCCGAACGGTGGCGACGCCGTTTGCAGCTTCTCCGTCGCAGACAACCAGGGTAAGGATAAGCCGGCCATCTTCTGGAACTGCAGCCTGTTCGGTAAGCGCGCCGAGTCGCTGTCGCCCTATCTAACCAAGGGCAATCCGGTCACGGTCACTGGCACCGTTACCGAGCGCAAGTGGACGGACAAGGATGGCATTGAGCGAGCATCCCGCGAAGTGCGCGTGAACGATGTCGCTCTGCAAGGCGGTCGCCAAGGTGGCGAGACTGCCGCCCCGCGCGCAAGTCAGCCTCTCGACCGCGAGGCAGCACGCAATCGCCAAGCTGCCGTATCGCGCGGTGAACAAGTCGAAGACCAAGATATCCCGTTCTAGACCTAACCACGGAGGCGCGGTCTAGGCCGCGCAGTAACGATGAGCATCCCTACCCTGTTTGACATCGCCAAAGAATACCGCGACATCGCCAACGTCCTGATGGATACGGAAGTCGATGAGCAGACCCTGAGCGACACCTTAGAAGGTGAGCGCTGGTCGCTAGAACTCAAGGCGCAGAACTACGGCTTCGTGATCCGCAATATGGAAACGACCGCAGCCGCCATCAAGGAAGCGGAGAGGCAGATGGCCGCCCGCCGGAAGGCTCTGGAAGCGCGCACCGCCTACCTGAGCGAGCGCCTGAAGCTGGGCATGGAGATTGCCGGCGTAACCGAACTGTCCTGCCCGCACTTCGCTATCAAGATCAAGCGCAACCCGCCGAGTGTGGACATCTTCGAGCCGGGGCTGATCCCTGCGGAGTTCATGCGCAAACCTGAGCCGCCGCCCGCCGTGCCAGACAAGGCAGCGATCAAGGCTGCAATCCAGGCTGGCCGCGAAGTGCCCGGCGCACTGCTCGATTCCGCAACCCGACTGGATATTCGTTGACGATGCGGATCTGCTCTCACGAAGGCTGCGACACCAAAGCCAGGTCGCGCGGGATGTGCAGTAAGCACTATGAGAAGTGGCGGAAGGCCAACCCGAACGCGCTGGTGAAGTACGACGACATGCGCGATTCGGTTCTCCAAGCGCTGCCAGCAACACGCATGCAGGTACAGGCGAACATCGGGTGCGCTCGATCCACGGCGCAAGACTGGCTCAAGCAACTGCGCGATGAGGGTGTCATCCACATCGGCAAGTGGCTCAGGCCAGAAGTAACCGGAAAGTTCGTTGCGGTGTATGTAGCAGGGCCCGGCAAGGACGCAGTTTGCAAGCTCAAGCCGAAGTGCTCAGCGGATTACGCGGGCAGGTATCGCGAACAGTCCCGAGAGCGTGAGCGAATCCGTTACCGACTGAAGCGGGCAAGCAGCAGGCAGAACACATGGCTTGGCGCACTGGGGGTGGCATGAGCGACAAGCAAGTCTACCGGATCACAGCAACGAATCGGCGGCACGTAGCAGAACGAGTAGCAAACCTGCCAGAGGGCTACGTCATCAAGGCGGGGCCGGCAACCAGGACGCTTGAGGCGAATGCAGCGATGTGGGCAATGCTCACCGACATATCGAAACAGGTTGTTTGGCACGGCAGGAAGTTGGACGCGGAGAGCTGGAAACACATCTTCAGTTCCTCTCTCCGAAAGCAGGACGTGGTACCGAATCTAGACGGGACAGGCTTTGTAGTTATGGGCGTGTCCACCAGCAGCATGACGAAAGCAGAGATGTCGGACCTGCTGGAATTGATAGCCAGTTTCGGCGCCCAGCAGGGTGTGAAGTTCAGCGAATAAAAGGAAAACAACATGACCAACTACACGACGTATCGCACGCAGTCCCCTTCCCTCACCCGCCTGGCTCGCTGGATGGAAGAAGCAGAAGACAAGTTCATGAGCGACGAGCACGGAGAGCTGAAAGTATTCGCATGCTTCGCTGCACTACTGTTTGCAGCAAAGACGCTCGGTGAATTGATTATCGACGTTGCATACAAATTTGGCCTGATTGGCTAACTGAATAGGGGAAAGAGACATGGATAAGAATAACGCTGCAGCCATCCCGCCACTCACCGCGCCAGCAATGCTAACCGACGAACAGATTTTGACGGCACTCGCATCCATCGCGCACGAAGTTCCGGCGCGACTGCCGCCTGGCTGGAGCAAGTTTGCACGCGCCATCGAACGCGAAGTAGCCAAGGCTGCGCCAGCCGCTCCGGTGCAGACCGCGCAAGATTGCATGGAGTGCGGCGGCAGCGGCGAAATGTTCGGCGGATTCTACTGCGACGAGTGCAACGGATCAGGGAAGGTTGCCGCTCCGGTACAAGTACTAACGGAGCAGGCGCTGAGCGCGATCACAGCCGCCATCGACGTGCTCGACTCGTTCGGTAATCTGCCGGACTACATGATCCACCCCGCAGCCTGGAGCCAATACGACACCGAGGCCAAGATCATGGCGGCGCGCCAAGCTTTGATCGAACTGCGCACCCCGAGCACTGGTGAAGCCAGCAAGGATGGCGATAACGCCGCTAGCGGGAGCGATGCATGAACAAGTACAGCCGCATCTTCGTCGCGGCCTGCCCGAACAACGGCGAATCGATCATCTATGACCTGACCATCGAAACGTCGGCAGACCGCGTGATCCAGGTAGAGCACATCCTTACGGCCACGGCGCTCATCAAGCGCGGCTTCCATGAGCAGATCGCGGACGAGTTGCATCGCCGCTTTGGCGGGCGCCAAGTGCTGCGTGCGCACCACCACGGCGTCGACATCGAAACTGTGCGGGAGGCGGCGTGATCTACGAGCTTAGCCAGTGCTTCATGTTCGAGGCAGCGCATACCTTGACCCGCACGGTGCCGCTGGTCGAGTTCGGGCCGAGCCGCCGCATCCACGGCCACACCTACACAGCCAATGTCACGGTACGCGGAACGAAAGGCGAAAACGGCATGCTGGAGTATTTCCGCCTGCCGAAGAACAAGAAGCAAAGCGTTGACCTGTTCTATCTGCGCAAGGCCATCAGCGAACTCCGCGACCAGCTCGACCACCGCTTTCTGGATGAGGTCGAAGGACTAGGACCGGCGACGATGGAGAACCTAGCCGACTTCATCTACCGGGCGCTGCGCGAGAAGTTCCCGGTATCGAAGGTGAGCGTGTCGCGGGCAAGTGGCGATGAATGCACCTTGTATGCGAAGGAGCCGGCATGACGATCCACTACCACGGCACGCCGATTACGCCGCGCGCAGTGCTGAGTGAGCTAACCGGCCGCTCCTTCTGCGTGTCCTACGAGCGCCCCGATGATGTCGAGTGGTGTCATAAATGGGGCCAGTCCGTCATGCTGGACAACGGCGCGTTCAGCGCCTGGACGAAGAACAAAGCTGTTGACTGGGCTGGCTTCTATGCCTGGGCGGATCGCTGGCTGGAGTATCGCACCAGCTGGGCCGTGATCCCCGATGTGATCCGGGGCGACGAAGCCGAAAACGATGCGCTGATTTCTCAATGGCCGCATGGACAGCGCGGGGCGCCAGTCTGGCACATGCACGAGTCCATCGACCGGCTCAAGCTGCTATGCGACGAGTGGGAGCGTGTTTGCATCGGATCGTCGGCGCAATACGCAATCGTCGGCTCTGAAACCTGGCATGTCCGCATGTGCGAGGCCATGAACGCGATTTGCAAGACAGGGCGCGTTCCTGCCTGGCTCCACATGCTGCGTGGGATGGCGGCCGCGCGGTGGGGCTATCCCTTCGCTAGCGTGGACAGCACGGACATCGCACGAAATCACAATAGGCCGCAAAACACGGCGAGAGGTATGGCTGACATCTGGGACGCGATCCAGTGTCCGGCACGTTGGCAGGCAGTTCCTGAGCAAGTTAATCTTTTCGAGGAGGCAGCATGAAGAAAGTGTATCTGTGTGGTCCGATTAACGGCTGTACCGACGCTGAAGCAAAAGACTGGCGAGAGTATGTGAAGACCATGCTGCCAGACACTCTGGACCCGATGCGCCGGGACTACCGTGGCCGCGAGGCGGAGTGCGTCGACGAAATCGTAGAGCTGGACAAAATCGATGTAACGAACAGCGATGTCCTGCTGGTGAACTACGACAAACCGAGCGTCGGAACCAGCATGGAAGTGCTGTACGCCTTTGAGCGCGGCAAAGCAGTGGTCGTGGTTGCTCGACCGGAGGCATCTATCAGTCCATGGCTGCGCTATCACTCTCACTCGATTGTTCACTCTTTTGCTGAAGCAATCGACTTTATCAATCGGATCAGCGAGTAACCATGACCACCACCCCTACCGGCACAGAAGCAGGCTTTGACCTGGATAAGCTGGAAGCTGAACTCAAGAGCATCTTGCGCAACCTGGACCGCGACTATATCGGAAGCGTCCGCGAATCGGTCGATGAAATCGGCGAGATGATCGCTCTCGCTCGCCGAGTTGCACCGGCCACCACCGATAGCGAGAGCGGAGATGCGCTGCCCTGCCCGTTCTGCGGCGGAAAATGCGATCCCGACGGCTGGCTCGGCGGCGGTGGATTGCGCGGCCCCGAGTGCGAAAATTGTGGCGCAACTGCTGACAGCCTCGCCGGCTGGAATCGCCGCGCCAGTCTTGCCCCGGTATCCGCCCAGCAGCCCGATATGTCGGATGCGTATGTAGGTGCGCGGGAGGATTTAGCGGTTTGGAAGAAACGTGCACTTGAAGCAGAGGAATCGTGCCGCCGCATGACTGCCGCGCTGAATGCCGAGAATGGCCCAACGTTTATGGGGGAGCCGGTATCCGCCCAGCAGGGCGCAGCCGTGGCTGCCGGATGGTTTTGCGAAACCCGCCACCACGACGGAAGTCGAACCATTTTTCAAGTGCGCGAGGGCATTTCTGGCGCGTTCGAGCTATACCGCCACCCCGCAGCCAAAGCACCGGCAGCGCAGGCTGTAGCCGCACGGTGGGAGGCGCGGCGTTGGTGCAAAGGCGATGCCGAATGGACGGACTGGCAACCCATCACCGCCGCCGAATACGAACGATATAAGGACGACGCGACGTTCGAGGTGCGCGCTTCCCCTGCCAGCACTCCCGAGGCAGCGCCCGAGCAGCAACTGGCGAGCACCAGCAACGAGGCCCAAGGGGAAAGCACGTTATGAGCAGTCTAATCGGTCAAAAGTTCGGGACATTGACTGTCATTGAGCAACTCGGCAGTACCGCTGGCAAAGGTGTTCTATGCCGATTTGTCTGTGACTGCGGGCATAAGCAGGTCTGGTACGGACACGAGGTTTTTAATTCTGGGAAAGGAAAAATCTGTCCGTACTGCCAAATGAAGGATGGCTCTTCCATGTCCGCTCATCAAGCTAAGAAAGGTCAGGCAAATGGATAGGCGCATCACAATCGACAACTACGATGAACACTGCCCGCAGCTTCGCATTCGCTTTGACGGGTACGAAATGAGCTTCACCGTCAAAGACGTGGCACCCGAGGCGCGCGAATGGCTTGGCGGCGTTATTGAACGCCAAGTAAGCGAGCTGATTGCCCTGCGTGTGAACCAAGCTCTCGACAAACACCGCGCTGACCTGCGCAAACTATTGGGAGCCGCCCATGGCTGACCTGAACCAAGGCGCGAGCATTGAAGCCGAGTTGCTGCCGTGCCCGGAGTGCGAGAACGAATACTTGGCGATCCGCACCGACATCTACAAAGACCAGCGCGAATTCGTTTATTGCGATCGCTGCGGCTGCATGACTGGCAAGAACGTGTGGAACTTGATCGCCCGCCGCACCCCTGCTGACGCTGTAGGTGCGGGAGAGCTGCCGCCGCTGCTGACGGACAGCCAGATCGAAGCCCTATGGGCGCGCCACGCCGACACGGCCAAGCCAGGCGAACGCCGCATAGCATTCGGCCGAGCCGTCGAGCGCGCCTCTATCGCTGCTGATCGCGCCCAGCGCAAGCAAGCCGACGCGCCAGCCAGCGCACAGCCCGCCGATCTGAACTCATCGAATAATTCGAGTAGTTCGGCTGGCGCACAGCCCGACCAGCGGGAGAGCGCTTGCTGGCATTGCGGCGGAACCGGGGTGTTCTGGGGAACGGACTGCGGCGCCTGTGCGGGCCAGGACAGCGCCAATAACGGCGCAGAAGGAGAGAAGGCATGAGCTGCGAACATTGCACTGACCCGGACGGCGAATCGTGCTTCCCGGTCTACGGCTTAGGGCCACACCGGCACGAAGGTGACTCAGTGATCGGCAGCACTCGCTTGCTGCCCAAGGCGGAATGGCCGGCCAATTTCCAAGAAGATCCGGAATGTCCTGGCTTGGGCGTATGGTGGTGCCCTCACTGTGGCGATGGCAGCCCCGAGCAAGATCAGGTATCTCCGCCAGCTCTTAATACCGATAAGGAAGGCGAGCAGCCGACGAAAGGAGAAAACGCGTGAGCATCGACATCGAAAAACTGAAGGCGCTGGCAGCGGTCGCAACTCCCGGCCCTTGGCAATGGTGGACGAGCAACAGCACCCTCCGCCTGACGGGAGCGGACGGCAAGGACGGCGGCGTTCTGCACGCTTACGTCCATAGCGGCTACGGCGACATTTCGTGCAACGAGGCCAATCGTGCGTTCATCGAGGCGGCGAACCCGGCCGCAGTGCGGGAACTGGTCTCCGAAATCGAGCGCCTGCGCGCCCCTTCCTCCGCTACTACTGCAGGAGAGCGACAGAGCATTGGCGAAGCCGAGTTGAACGCCGCCGCGCACCCGCAATACGACCCGCAGAGCTTCATCAATGGCGTCAAGTGGGCCGAAGGAAAGCTGGCTGCTCGCAGCGCCGGCGATGCAGTGCTGTGCCGAGAGGCCGCGTTAGAAGTCGCTGGCACGAGATTGGCGAATTGGCTGTTCGGCTTATCAGTCGCTCAAGCGATGCCCGACACATGGCGCAAGACCTGCGCCGAGTTGGTCGCGTCTTGGAACAGCGTGGTTCGCGGCGCCGCTCCTGCTCCTGGCAATACCGCGCAGCCGACAGCATATGACACGATGGACCACGACCAGCTTAGCAAACTTGGACAGCAGCAGAAAGGAGAGCACGATGGGCGTTAAAGGAAGCTGGCAACGACCAGGCGAAGGATACGAAGACGGTCATTCCCGCATATGGGGAGATAAGCCGAAGAAAGAACAGTACGTGCCGCCACCACTGCCGGGGCAGCAACCCAAGGACGAAGCGAAGAAGGAGGATTGACATGCACAGCGATCATGAACTCATCAAGCAACTGATTGAAGCACTTGGTGGCCTGACCAAGCCCGCCATCCCGGTCGAGATAGATTTATGGGATACTGCGACCGTAGCGGCGTATCTCAAGCGAAGTGATGCGGTTGTCAGAGAGCGCATCGCATGCCTCCCCGACTTCCCCAAGGCGATCCGCCCGCCGTCATCCAGAGCAGAACGCGGACGACCACTGTACGAGGCCAAGGAAGTGATTGCATGGGCCAAGAAATACAAGGACAAGAACTGAAATTAGCCGCCTCAGCGCGGCTTTTTCTTTACGCCCAAATTACGCATAGGCATTACAAGCTGTTGATTTTACTCAGCATCTGATTCCGGTCACCGGCACCACATACCCCATCCGCATTGCCGCACTTTAAGCAACTCTCCAATATAAATCAATGACTTAAGCTCAATCCGCAGGGCCCGCCAATACGACTGCGAGCCTCTGTAAACCACTCTTTTTACGCTTGAGTTACGCCATTTTTACGCCATAATTACGCCACTAGGGAAACAAGGGGTGTTGCATGGCATCTATAGCCAAGAGAGAAGGTGGTTGGCGGGCTCAGATCGCAGTCTTAGGCGTACGTGAGTCAAAGACGTTCGCCACCAAGGCCGAGGCGGTTAGCTGGGCGGCCAAGCGAGAGACCGAAATCAGGGAAGGCGCGAGTGCCGGCGTGCAGAGGTGGCGTACTCTCGATGACGCTTTCGCCCGCTATGAAAAAGAAGTGTCCGCCAATAAGAAGGGACACAGGCATGAGATCTTGCGTATGACCGCAATCGGTAGGACGGAAATCGAGGGTGTTGCGCTCAAGGATATGCGCTTAGTGGACATCACGCCTGATGTCATCGGCAAGTGGCGAGACCACCGGCTTAACGTTGACAAAGTGCTAGGCTCGTCCGTTAATCGCGATCTGAATCTACTATCACACGTTTTCTCGTCGGCTGCGCGCGAGTGGAAGTGGATCGCCAAGTCACCCACCACGGATGTGCGCAGGCCCAAAGACCCGCCGCCAAGGGACCATCTTTACACGGATGACGAAGTCGAGAGGATCTGTCTAGCACTCGGTTTCAACATAGACCAGACAATTCCAATCGCCACCACTTCCCAGCGGGCAGCAGTCGCTTTCCTATTCGCCATCGAAACGGCAATGCGAGCTGGCGAGATCTGCGGCCTGAAGAAAGCCAGCATCACTGGTAGAGTGGCGAAGCTGAAAGACACGAAGAACGGAACGAGCCGGGATGTGCCACTGTCGAAGCGCGCCCTTGAACTTCTGAGCCTGCTACCAGAAGTTGTGGCCGATGAGCCACTGTTCGGCCTGACACCGGGAAGGCTAGACGCCCTCTTCCGCAAGGCTAAAACACGGGCAGTGATTGAGGAAGGCACTTTCCACGATTCCCGCCACCTTGCGATTACCCGCCTAGCCAAGAAATTTAAGAGCGTTCTCGACCTGGCACGCATGACAGGACATAGAGACTTGCGCAAGCTCCAGATCTACTACAACGAGACGGCAGAGGAAATGGCTAAGCATCTGGATTGATATCGCGGATAGATTTGGAGCGTTTGCGGCACTGCTCCCGCTCGGCCCGGTCCTTGATCTTGGCTTCCTCAACCGATTGCCATTGCATGTTCCCGGCATCATCAGCGCCGCCGGCACACAGCGGCACAATATGGTCGACAACGTAGCCAGGGCAGCGCCTCTCTGGCTTCTCAGTCGCTGGGCATGGCACGGCAGCGCGGAAGATGCGAACGGCCTTCGGATCGCGCTTGATGCGCTCGCCAGCGTGGGCAGGAAGTACGAGGATGAGGAGGTAGATGAGTAATCTCATCCGCCAAGTGTACAGCTCACGCGGCAGCTTTTTCAGAGTATTTCTCGTTGATCCACGTCAGCGGGACAAACATCTCGTCAAACTGGCCGTCCTCGACGTTGTGCAGCATGACGATGCCGTGCCAGTGCTTGTTGCCCTGTGGCCCAAGATAATCTTCAGAGTGGGTATAGCAAGATCCACTGATGATTGAGGTAATGCGCTTCCCGTCTGCCCGGTAAGCCGAGGCGATCTGCCTGCCCTGCTGGTGGCCCGCCACACAGCTCATCATTTTCTTATTCAGCTGGGCCTGAGCCGAGGACGCTGGCCTGCCCATTACGCCGGTTTGAAAATAGTGACTAAAAGCAACGCCACCAATAACGACCACCTCTAGGAACGGATAGACCTCCCATCCGTATTCGGCATATTTCAGGTCGTCAGTGCTGATCGTGCCGTCTAGGATCGGATCATTACTGATTGCGCGGTTAATGCGGTCCTCGTGATTGCCGAGGGTGAGCACCATGCGCGGACGGTACAGGGCTTTCTTGTTCCGCAGGCGCATCTCGTTATACTCGCGCAGCGGGCCGAGCAGCGCTTCCATGGCATCGTGCGCGGCTTTCACGTCCAAGCGATAGCGGCGCCCTTCGAACGACTTCTTACCCTTGTCGTACATGCTGAGGCTGCACATGTCGGCAAAATCTCCAGCGTGCACGATGACATCAGGCTTTTTGTCTATGATGTAGTGGCCGATGCGGCGCAAGAAAGCGAAATCGTCGCCCGGGCGGGCTTGGGTGTCAGGCAGGAATAAGATTTTCATTTAGCCTTTTCTTCAGTCGGAAATGCTGCGCCTAGTGTTGCTGCGTCGTTAGCGTGTCCTTGAGCTGCTTGTCCCATCGCTCGATATTCGTCTTTACACTCTGCAAATAGGGTTGCGAGGGTTGAGGCGTAAGCTCGGGAGGCTTCGGCGGAAGCGCCGGGCAAGCGCTCGCGTAGGGTTGCGATGGTGTCGCGCAGGCTGCTAGAAGACACGGCAGCAGCAGTAGCGGCAGTTTGGAGAGCCTGAGCATTCTTCGCTCCTTGGTTGATTGCGTCATTAAAGCGAGCTTGCCAATCGCGCTCCTTCTTTGCGGCGTCTTCCTTGGCTGCCGCAAGCTGCTTCTCATACTCGGCGCGCACCTCTGCCCTACCAATATCGCGCTCATGCTCCAAAAACTGGTGCGCGCCATAGACTGCGCCGACCGCCAAGGCACCGAATACGGCAATTTCTGCGACCAGCTTGTAAGGGGCGAGCGCCTGGATCATTTGGCCGGGTCGGGAAAGATCATCTTCAACACAGCAGAGATCAGGCCGCCCAAGCCTGCAGCCTGCCCCCAATCCATACCAGCGCCGAACTTGGCGCCAGTCAGGGCCACGAGGAAGCCAATACCCTGCCACGTCGATGGCTCGGATAACCGGGCCGCAGTGAACTCCAGCGCGCTACGGATGCGTTCTTTCATCAGCCCTCCTTGATGGCTTGCGCCAGACGTTTAGCGCGGTCGCCTACTTGACCCGCCCATTTACTGTTCAGGAACTCGGCCGCAGCAGCATCCCATCGGCCAGCCTCCAGCAGAGCCAGCGCGTTCTTGAAGCCGAGTAGACGCGGCACACCCATGTTGAAAGCCATGTTCAGCAACGCGTCCTGGCGGTTGTCGCTCATCTTCGACCACCACGGCAGCGCGCGGCCTAGCTCACGGGTCGTGCCGCGCACATCGTTGTTGCAGAGCATGTACGCTTCTGCTCCAGAGATACCGTTATCGGTAAGGTTCCTCCCTATGCCGATGGTCAGCTTTCCAATCAGCCGATCACCGGGGCGCAGCTCCTTGCCGGTAGCGTCATCGTAGGGCTTGAGGCGCAAAGCCTCGTCCGCCTGAAGCTGGCCCGTTACGTGCTCCATGTTCATGCAGCCCTCCGAAGATCACGCAGGATCTCGTCTAGAGTGTCTTGCATTCGGGTCAGTTTCTGCTCTAACTCTGCGCGCGGCACATAGTTCTTAGCTAGCTCGATGTGCAGATTTGTGATGTCCTGCTGCTGTGACTTCACCATTGCCCATACATTGTTGACCCACCAGGCGATGCCAGCACCTACTCCACTAATGAGTAGGTTGATTAGGGTTTGCTGATCCATGCCACAGCGCCTCTCGGTTAAGTTCGGTTTCATGAGGAAACCCATAGGTTGCTAATAAATCAGTGCTACACTGGCAAGATGAACGATAACGTCGTCCGAGCAGCCGCCTCCGCCTTGGGGGTCGGCTTATACGGCTTACTGATTGAGTACACCAAGGCCAAACTGCGCGCCCGCCGGGACAAGGTAGGGTGCGGTCTTCCTGAGGAGTTCGGCAGATGGCTGGGCAAGCGCTGGGCGCGAACTCGCCGCGCCTACCAGCGCACGTTGCAGCGGTGATGTGTAGAGTGCTGCGCCGCCGAGTAATGCAGCCGGAATCGCCGGGTTGACCATGCCAGTACCAAGGGCGCCCGCACCGTACATCAAGCGCTGAGCCGTGCCGCTATCGGGAACCTTATTGCCAAGGACGGATTGGCCGGCGTTGCCGAGATCCTGCAGGAGAGCTGTACCGCGCGAGACAGCACGTTTGCGCACGCTTCGGTCCGCAGCCTGAACAGCCATATTGAGTTGGCCTGGCGTGAATACGCCTTCAGCATTCTTAGCGGACTTTGCCGCGCCCTCGACGCGTACCAGATTAGCCCAAGCTGCATCTGCTGCCTGCAGCTTGCCTGCCACATCAGGATTCGTTCGCAACATCTGCTGCTTAAGCAGCGCCTGAAGCTGAGTCACGGCATCGCCCAGTTCCTGCTCGCTTGCTACGGATGATTTGCCATAACGCGAAGCTAAGTTACCAAGTTCGCTGTCGATGGCCTTGTAGTCTTCAGGAAGGATCGACTTGTTAGGCGAAACCTTGCGCATCAGGGTTTCATTGACGGCATTGTTGAATTTCGCCTTCATCGTGCTCGTCAGACCCTGCGCCATTCCACGTAGCTGCAACAGGTCTCGATTAAACTGGCCGTCCAGTTTGACACCTGAAATTTGGCTAAGCGCGTCGTCGTATGCCTTGGAGATCGTGTCGCCAGCTTCGCGTACGCCGGCCTGACCGATGCTATCGACCTCAGCGCCAACTTTGCCGGTGGCTCGATTGATCGCCGCACGGTTGAATTGCTCCATTGAGCGCTTCCGTGCGTTTACAATGGCGTCACCGACCAGAGGCACACTCTGCAGCTTTTCTTCAAGCGCATTCCAGCGACCGCCCAAAGCCTGGCCGATGGTGGGCTGCACACCCTCATCCTTCAGGAGTTGCAAACTAGCGTTTGTCGATGCCCTAGGGCTGGCGATGCGAGCCACGCCACCGATGGCCGCAGGAAGTGCGCCGCCAACTGCGGCGCCAGTTGCAACCTGCTTACCCTTCTCGGACCAGAAATCACCCGACGCGACAGGGTTAAGCAAGCTCGACACCGCGCCACTTCCAGCGCCCGCTGCTACCCTCTCCGCTAGCGTTACAGCTGCAGGGGCGCGCGCCGCCAGTGCCAGGTTTGCAGGGGACGCTACATTACCGAGCACTCGATAGCCGTCGAAGCCGCTTTCGCCAGACGCTGCCCGGCGTGCTTGATATGCCGCTTCGTCTTGGCGTACTTGCTGGTCAACGCCGCCCTCAGGGAGACGAGCAACTAGGCCAGTCTTATCGGCAAGCCAGTTGTTCAGCTTGTTGCCAGCGTCGACCA